AAATTGCTTGATAATTGCAACTACTCCGGGTTGGAAGAGACGGCGGAATTTTTGCTTGATGTTCTGGATGTGCATGAAAAATGCCGGATCGTAATAGAGTACGACCCGGCAGAGGAACGCACGGCGGTCTACCGCACAGAATTTGAGGGCAAGCCGATCACATTTAATGAGTATCGGCCTGACCAGAACGAGAAATCAGACGGCAACCATGTGGAACAGTGATGCGTTCCGGGTGATTCGTCAGAACCTTGATGATGGAGCCGACCACAACGGACTGCTCTTCCGTCTGGTCAAATCTATCACTGACCTTGCGCCGCTCGACAACGGACAACGCGCTTACGTCAAATTCAAAAAGAACCATTTTATAACACCCCCTTTCCTGCCCTGATTATATCACGGCGGGCAGGGGCGGACAACATTAAAGGGAGGCGGGGCAGATGGAGAACCCGGCAAAGTTCATGTGCCAGAACAAGGGCAGGAACACGAATGACAAAACAATGAAAGCCCTTGCCAATGACATTCTCGCAAAATGTCAAGAGCAAGAGCTTTCCTACGCAGAGATGCGGACACTCATTATTATGCTGTCTGGCCGTTTGGAGAGTGCCCAAACAGCATTGAGAGATTTGCCGATCTCAGTCGTAGGGATTACACCTTTTTGATTTCGGCAAGAGCAATGTCAAAATTGGCGGGGTCCATTGCAGAGTAGAGCGCAATGTAGCCAGTAAAGGTGTCCAGAGCGTAAGCGGCGGGGTTTTCGGAGAGAGGAATCCCCTTTGCAAGCTCTGCGGCGGTAAGCTGCATGGACAGATCGTAGACGAGCTTTTGTCGGTCAGTCAAAATAATCACCCCCTTTCC